TCCGTTACGTTCCCCTGCACCTTTTTGAAAGGTGGGGAGGTTACGGAATACCGATGGCATCCGAATTTGAACCGTCTAATTTAGAACGGTCGAAGTGGGTGTCAGCATTTAACAGAGACTTTCGCCGACGTTGGCGATCTCAGGGATTAAGCGGCCCCTTAACTCAGGGCACTCAGTCTTTTAAATCTCTAAAATCGAATACTGACGTTAAACGCAGTCCTTTTTATAAAGAATGTGCTGCGTATTGTCGACGAAAGTTTGGGACAGTATGGTCTGACCGGCCTTGGTCCGGTCCAGGTCCCCTTCAATGGTGTTTCAAAGATAAAGAAATACCTGAGGTGACGGACGATAACCTAATTGATTTCGTCCACCAGTGGAACGATGACGTGCACAATTTTGCACCCTTCACGTCGGAAGCGTTCAACAACGCCTATGAATGGATCGATTCCCGCTGCCCTCTTCGGGAGATCCCAGGGGTAACCTTTAAGTACAGTGACACTGACTTCCGTGTCATTGGTTGGTCCCCTGTGGTTCCAGTTCAATTCCACCACCCTGATTTCGGTCAGTGGACAGGTTGTTCTGGAGGAAGCCCCACGTTTTTCGACCGTGGGAGCGACCGATCGTCGGACCTTTGGCATTTTGCCTTCAAGGATCCTTTGATCGAGATCGCGGGCGGTATCCAATAAGACCGCCTGGGAGCGACTGACTCCCTTATAATCCAGCCTCGAGATCCCGGTAATTATCCTCATCCCTGCATCGGAATTCTTAGCCAGATTTCCGGTGGGGCTCTGTTGATGGACCACCTCTTGTTGTCAACCGCTTTGGTTTTCATCGTTAGTCTAGAATGTTTCGGGTGTGCTTTTGCACCTGACCTCTACTGGGTTGGATAGCTGACTCACCGTCAAATCGGTCTCAGGCGATTCCTATTCCCTTGGCGGAGCGAAAGACGTTCCCACTAACATGCGTGTTTTCCATATGTTGGCATCGACGGGTGTTACTTTAGGTACCCCTCGGGTCGGCGAATACTTACGAATGTCCAAGTCAAGCGGACAGTCGTCTAGTTCA